TTGCTGATGATTGGCGCTAGGTGGCCTTGATCCATCAGCATTCCAACGGGGATGTCATAAGCAATGCCATCAAAGATAGCGCCTTCGCCCTTGTGCAGATAACCGCTGTCAAGGCGGTATGGCGTGGCGGTTAGTCCAACGATTTTGACTGCCGGATTGCATTGGCGCAATTCATCAATAAACCTACCGTAGCGCGTTGTCGTGTTTTGCGGCACCAAATGCGCCTCATCAATAATTACCAAATCAGGCGGCGGGATCATGTCCGGCGCTTTCTCCCAAATCGACTGGATGCCCGCAAACGTCACCTGTTTGTCCAGCCGCTTTTGCCCAATGCTTGCGCTGTAAAAGCCAAGGTCAACGCCGGGCAACATGTTCACAAGTTCCTCGGCATTTTGCAGGATTAATTCAGAAACATGCGTGAGCATCAAAACCCGCGTGCCTGTATAGGACAAAGCATCTTCTACCAGCTTGGCAAGGATCAGGCTTTTGCCCGCGCCCGTTGGGGCCACGATTAAAGGATCATTGCCGCGCTTGTCTGCCCAATACGCATAAAGCGCATCAATGGCCTCGGCCTGGTATGGTCTGAGTGTGAGTTTCATGTTTTGCCCTCCGCCTTTGGGTATGGAAATATGTCATATCTAAGCGATGAAATTGATTTTCGCCTGAATTTCTTTCCACCAGATATATAAATATACCTATGCTTTCTGGGCCGTGGCGAAAGATAAAAATCATCACCGTATTTTTCCCGCATTGCATCAGCCCTGTTTTTTACACCCCTAAACTCGTCTGCAATAGTTTGCCCGTGCAAATGCTCTTTTCCCTTTACCTTCCAGTCAGTCCTTTTTGCTGAAAGCCCACAGTAAAGAAAATTTGTAGACTGATAAACAATCCCAACATGACCTTGCGATGTGTCGGCAAAGCTAACAATAATTGCGTCTTTTCCGATCATTTTTATAGATCGCCCGACAAGCCGCGAAGCATGGCCCTTAATGTTATTTCTCAGGCATAATCTATTCAATTCCAGTATTTTGTTTGAAAAATCAGGCCCGCAAATTCCAGATCGCAAAGGTGCGCTTGGGGGTGTTCCGTATGTTACAACGCCTTCAAGTATTCCATCATCATAAAGGCCAAACGCAAATGATATGCTAGGCATTCTTTTTGCGTAATGGATGCCAAGCAGAAAGGGTTTTGTTGCGTTATATGATATGGGTTCAATTTTCAATTCGCTCAAAACGGCACCCACCCATCTGCAATCTCTTGGCTGTTGTTTTCATTGCGAATGATCTCGCCATCCTTGGTGACATATTCCACCCAGTCCGGCGTTGCGTCATGCACTTCCCACGGCATAGCGTGCGGATTAAATAGGTGCGCATCGCATACCGTCCCGAAAGATTTTCCTTTGGCGCATGACCACAGGCCATTCCCACCGCGTTCTGGCGATGCATGGGCGCACGTCCGGCAATTCACTTCCGGCGGCTTTTCCATGTGGCAAATCTGATTGTAGTCGCAAAACTTGCATTGAAAGTATGACGGATCATTGCGCAACTTTGCCGGGGGCTTGTCTGCAAAAATTACCTCGCCCGCCTTGGCAAGCAACTGCAACGCCATCGCCGGATCGTATTTGATCCGCTCCATATAAATCGCGTCCGTGTTTTTGTTGACGCAGATAAACGCGCACCGATCCAACTCCGCAAGGTGCATCCCGATCTGGCATTGCGCATAGTAAACAGGCTTTGACGCCTCGCACCCCTTGCTTTCCATTGCCTTGAAATTCTTGTCCGACATGGTTTTGAATTCCAAGGTATGCGGCTGGCTGCTTTCCTTAAAGCCCTGCCCCACGCCATCCAGCGATAAGGCAAAATGACCATCGTGCGCAGTAAATCGGATCTGCTTGCCCGTGTCGGGGTCAGTATCCCAAACGGTCACGCCAATAGCCCGCAGGTTCGCAACAATGCGCTCTTCCTCGCGGTCGCCCGTTTGAAACAGCCGCAGCATCCGCCCGTCAAATGTCGCGCGGTCCATGTGCCGGAATTGATACCACAAAGCGCGGCTGCATTCATTGCCGATCTGCGACCCGCCAAGGTGCGGACGGTGCGCGTCCTTGCGCTGGTCTTTGTACCAGTCATATATCGCCTGCACCGTCGGCGGCGTGTTAAATGGGTCTAGGTTCATTCCAACACCTCGCCGTCTGGAGCCGCGCTATTCCATTGCGCTTTTTCATGGTTTGGCGAAAGCCAATTATGAAAACTGTTGCAGCTTTGGCAAACTAGCTTATTGCCGTGCTGCCCGCCGACTGGTGGATAAATCCAAGCCCAATCATGCCCGCAACGCCTGCACGGTATTAGCGCCTTTGCGCTTCCGTCAAGTTGTATATTTCCAAGTTTCATCCTGTGCGTTTCCTTTCGTCTATCCAGTAATGGGGCGGCGAACCGCCCCACATCTAAACAGACGCTACTTTTTCCATGGCGGGGTTGATCCGCCCGAAGCTGGTGCGGATCCAGATGTCTGGACATTGGGCGCCGTGTATTCCGCAATTTCATTGCTGGCGTCATACCCGTCCCTTGCTGGCTTGACCTTGATCTTCACCATGAAAGGCTTGTCGTGCAAGTCCGCAGACTGGCGCGGCGTCATAACGCCGACAGCGCGGCAGATGCTTGACAATGTGCGCTGCGCAATCTCAACCGCCGTTGCGTTGGGATTGTTCAGGTTCAGTCGCTCAAACGCCTTGCGGCCTGCCTGATCGCCATCAATGACCTCGACGGTCATTTGCAGATAGCTGCCCGTTTGCGCCTTTGTCGGTTTTTCCTCGCTTTCCGTAATAACGGCCTTGTACCATCCCGCCGGAATTGGTTCCCGGCTTTGTGCCGGGTCTACATTGTTCGCGTCAAATCCATTCATGTCCATGTGCGTTGTCCTTTTCTACTGCGCTACATATTTTTCAAAGGGGAAGTCACCGCCAAGATCAAACTGGATCGGGGCCGTGATGTTGTATCGGTTCTTGCTGATATTGCTTGCCACAGGAAAGCAAATTATCTCACGTTCGCCGCTGCTAAGAGCGCGTTTTTTGCCACCTTCAGCACCGCGCAAGTTGGTCACAAGCCTGACAAACGCCACCATATCCGCGTTATTGCTGTAATGGTGAACGCAATCATATTGCCGGTTCTTGTGCAACTGGATTGTGTACCGGCTGTATTTATCAACGTCTGGCAATTCCAGTTCTTCAGTCGTGGCGTGGGCAATAAAAACCACGTTCATCCCGCAATCGGTCGCCAGATAATCGCAGGCCTCCCGAAGTTCCTGATGCTTGGCATCTAGCATCCCGAAGGCCTTGCCATAGCCTCCATGTGCTGCCGCCATGTTCTTGCATTTCGGGTTTGGCTCGCTGTCGATAATTTCCTTCACCGCCAGCTTTTCGAATTGCGTGATGCTGTCAAGAACAACAGTCTTGCGGTCGTGACCGCCGCCAGCCAATGCCTCAATTGCCTCAAAGACATCAGCCGTGGATTTTGCCACTGGAAACAGCATAACGTCAGGATGACCGTCAAGGCTTGCTGTTCCGTCTTCTGCGCGGATGAAAACAGGCTTCGGAATCATTGCCGCCAATGTCGTCTTGCCCATGCCGCCCTCGCTAAACAGCGTGGCAATCAACGGACGCCCCGCCGTTGGTCGGCTTAGTTGTGAAAGATCAATGGCCATTAAAGTTTCTCCACTTTGACGCCGATTTTCCCCGGCTTTGTTGTAAATGCATCGGCAATGACTGCCCAGATTGTTGGCTCGTTGTCTGCAAGATATTTCATCCCCGCCGCGTCAGCCTTTGGCACCATCGTTACAGGGTGCAAGTTTTCAGATATGCGGACCTTAACCTCGTCCCATTTTGCAGCGTCCAAGGACCGCGCAACAGGTTGGTTCAATGTAACCTTGTAGTTTTCTGTTTTGTGGGTAATGGCCCCTTCGGTCTTGGCTTCAAACGCCGCGACAATCTGGGCCTCGATCTTGATCCGGCTATGGTTTGCCGCCGTTTCAATCTTTTTTTGCTCAAGCCAATCGGCTAAAAGCTGCTCTGCGTTGCTGTTCATTTTGTTCCTCTCTTTCCTAACAGTTTGACCCTATAGATGTGTTGCAACACTGGCAAGGCCTAATCAACCGCCCATGTGTGAATAATTGAAGGCCGACCGCCGCCAATGGGTTTTGATACTGCACGTTCAATCGGGAAATCCTCGCAAACCATAGCCAAAAGGCCATCACGTTGCGGCTTGCC